CTCTCGTGCTCGCTTCGCAGTTGCGTCGGCCCGAACGCGACACGGTGGCGGAGCCGAACGTTACCGCGCTCAAGGAGAGCGGGACCATCGAGAACCGCGCGCAGGCGATCGTGCTGCTGTGGCGCGGAGAGTCCGACAAGCACCTCGTGCATGCCAAGCTCGCCAAGGTGAAGCGCGTCGCCAGCGGGCAGAAGTTCGACCTCGTGCGAAACCCTTCGACGGGACAGCTCGTCGAACAAGCCGTAGAATGGGACCAATGATGCTTGCCGATGTCGCCATCCTGGCCGCCGACGAAGCCGAGCGCCTCGCGATCATCACCGAGAGCGCGGACGAGGAGCGGCGTGGGTGGGGGGCGGAAACGTCTCCTGGTGGCGCTGGGGGGCGGGAAGGGGCATGACCACGCCCATCCGACAGGACGAGGTTGAGCTGCGTCGGGCGGTCATCGCCAACGGCGGCCGTGCGCCGCTGGACTACCCGTGGACACGCAGGCTCTACGCGATGCTGGACAAGTGGGATCGAAAAGGGTGGTGGGATTCGGGCGTCACGCTTCGTTCCGGCTGGCTCACGACGAAGGGTGAGAAGGCTTTCGCGGAGTGGGCGAATTCGTGAGTCGCACCCGCTCTAACGCCGCTTCGCGCGCGCGCGCGACCTTCGATGACGCGTTGATCGGCCGCATCGCAGCGCGCCACGCGTCCGGGACGTGGCTCAAGCACGCCTGCGCGCTCGAGGAGTGCTCGGTGGAGGGCTTGCGCGACGCGTGCGTCCGCGAGCCTCGATGGGCTGTGGTCATCGAGAAGGCGCACGCTGAGGGCGCCGAGGTGATGCGCCTGCGGATGCTCGAGGCGGGCACCGAGGAGGATGGCGAGGGGCGCACGGTGCGCGTCGGCGACTGGAAGCGCGAGGCGCATATGCTGGAGCGCTGGGACCCGGGAACGTTCCACCTGGTGAGCAAGAGCGAGAGCAAGACCGAGCTCACCGGCAAGGACGGCGCGCCGCTGGTGCCGGTAGTGCCCAGGACGCGAGCAGAGACGCTTGCGGAGCTGGAACGCCTCAGGCAGATTGCCGCAGAGACAGCGACGGACGTGGACGACATTGAGAAAGGCAGATGACGAATGACGGTTAGCTACAAGCCTCACCGAGACCTGATCTTGTGCCAGCTCATCCAGCGCAAGAAGATCGGCTCCATCGACCTGCCCGACGACTACCAGGAGAGCAACCCACGCGCTCTGGTGGTGGACGTGGGGCCCGGTCGTATCGTCATCCTCGGCGATGAGATGGTGCGCGAAGCCATGCCGTGCGTCGTCGGCGACGTGGTCATGATCGACGCGTCGCAGGGCTGGCACGTCCACACGGACGCGACGGGTGCCTACGCGCTTTTGCCAGCCTCGGCCATCCTGGCGACGGTGGTGGGCGACGAGGAGCACGAGGCAGCGATGCCGCCCAAGGCTGCCGAGCCGGCGCTCATCGACACGGACACGACGCTGGACGTGAAGACGCAGCTTCGGGCGCTCAAGCGTGCGGGGCGGCGGCATTAGGTGACGCCCCCCTTCCCCCACCTCATCCGGTCCGCCGAGGAGCGCGACACGTCGTTCCTCATCGGCTGCTGGCTGGAGGGGTGGAAGAGCGCGGCGCCCAAGGGTACATGGCGGCACTCGCTGCGCTGGCCCCGGTACCGCGTGCAGCAGACCGCCATCATCAAGGCCATCCTGGCCCGGGGCGTGGCCGTGGTAGCGTGCGTGCCGGAGGACTCGGACCACTTACTGGGCTTCGCGGTGGGCGAGGGCACGTGCCTGCACTACGTGCACGTGAGGCCGGAGCGGCGTAGGCTGGGGCTCGGCCGGCTGCTGGCGGAAGGGCTCGAGCTGCCACTGGCCGAGGCGTCGCACATGACGCCAGCGGGAGAGCGGCTGGCGAACAACATGGGGCTGTGGTTCAACCCTCTCTCGGCGATGGTGGTGTGATGATCCTCCGACTCCTGCACTCCATCCGCGTCAAGCGCCCGGCTGGCGAGGGCTGGGACGAGGTGCACACCATCACCAGCGATATCGGTGGCATTTCGGAGGTGGGTGGCTCCGGCTACTGGATTTCACACCCTCCAGGTGGCCCCCACGTTACGTTCGTTCCGTACTCGAACGTCCGCAGCTTCGAGCAGGTCAGAGACACGTCCCCGACGAGCATCGAAGCCCCATCGGACACGGCGAGCTCGCCGAGCACGACCACTGACAGCCCCAAGCCCGGCACTCGCCAGCGCCGCCGCAGTCCGCCGCCGTCAGGCACGTGACGCCGCACCACGAGCCCATGCCGCCCGGGTTGACGCAGGTGTACGGATGAGCGCACTCGAAGCCGTTGACGCCTGCCCCGCCATCGGCTGGGAAGCCCGCGCACCCGACTCGGAGGTAGTCGCCCGTGTGGAGCGAGGGCTGGCAGCCGGCGAGGATGAGGGCGAGGATGGCGATGCGCATGCCTACGAGGTAGCGCTGGATCGGGCGGGCGCAACGGCTGGACGCTTGCTCAGATGAGCGACGCCGACCTGGAGCGTCTCCGCGCTGACCTGTGCGTGACGATTCCATTCTGCCCGCACGAGCCGAGTCGTCGACAGAGGGCGTTCCTGGCCCTGACCGAGCGTCGGGAGGTGCTGTACGGCGGCGCTGCGATGGGCGGCAAGACGGATGCGCTGCTCATGGCAGCGTTGCAGTACGTCCACGAGCCGGACTACTCCGCGATCATCCTGCGCCGCACGATGACGGATCTCGAGCTCGACGGCTCGATCCTCTTCCGCGCGCACCAGTGGCTTGATGGGGTCCCTGGCATTCGCTACGACGGCCGGAACTTCCGCTTCACCTTCCCCAGCGGCGCACGCCTCTCGTTCGGCTACATAAACGAGGAGCCGGACCGCTTCCGCTACAAGTCCACGGAGTTCCAGTTCATCGGCTTCGATGAGCTGACGACGTTTACCGAGCCCATGTACACGTACATGTTCTCGCGCCTACGCCGGCACAAGGACAGCCGCGTGCCGCTGAGGATGCGGGGGGCGACGAATCCCGGCGACGTGGGCCACGGCTGGGTGATGGCGCGGTTCGGGCTGACCAAGGAAGGTAAGCAGCTCGACCAGTGGACCTACAACGGCCAGCCACGGACGCGAGCCGACTGCGCGTTCGTGCCAGCGAAGGTGCAGGACAACCCCGCGGCGGACTCGGAAGACTACCTCGCATCGCTCGCGCGGATGAGCGACACGACGAGCTACGACCAGCTCGCGCTCGGCATCTGGATTCTCGACGATGGGCAGCGCGTCTACCGGCACGATCCGTCGCACGACGTGGCGACGCTGCCCGCGCAGGACCCGAACGGTCGGCCGCTCGACCCGGGGCAGTGGATCCGCGCGTTCGTCGCCGACCTGGGCGCCTCCGAGGTCAAGCCGACGACGGGGTTCGCGGCAGTGGCGTGGCACCCGCACCACCCGCACACCTACGTCGAGCGCGCGTGGAAGGAAGCGGGCATCATCCCCGCGACGCTGGCGGAGAGGTTTCAGCGGGAGATCGGCACGTACGGCGATGGGCTCATCTGCATCATCGACGAGGGCGCTCTGGGGCATGCGTACGGCAACGAGCTTCGCGTACGGTACGGCCTGCCGATCATCGCGGCGGAGAAGAGCGAGAAGCGCTCCAACCGCAGACTGCTCAACGGCTCGCTCGAGAAGGGCGAGACGCACCTCATCAAGGGCGAGTGCGACGCCGTGGCTAGCGAGTGGGCGAGCCTCGTGTATGCTAAGAACGGCCTGGACGAGGCGGCGGGGCTTGCCAACCACTGCGCTGACGCCGTACTGTACGGGTGGCGCTACTCGCAGGCGCATCGTTCCGAGAGCGTGGCTGTAGAGCCGGAGTTCCAATCGCCAGACTGGTGGGCGGCAAGGGCAGCGGAGGCCGAGAGGCAGGACCGCGAGCCGGTGGACGAGTCGACCGCCTATGAGCGATGGTGATTGCAGGTACTGCAACGGCGATGAGTCCAAGTGCATCCGTGGCGGGTGCGTCCATTGCTGCGAATGCGGCAGGCCGCTGCGTGTGCCGGCGGTCGTCAATCCCAACCTGGACCCGTACGGCCACGCGCTGCGCGCCATCCAGTCCCTTCGCGGCTGGGGCGCTGTCTCGGTGCGTGTGGGCGATATCTCGGCCACGTTCGCGCCGCCACTAGGGCTGCTGCCAGAGGAGCCGCCTACCGCGCCCATGACCGACGAGGAGCGCCAGGCGGAGGCCGAGCGGCATCTGTTCGGGAGCGCTGACTGATGACGTCCGGCAACTTCCCTACGGCTGCCACGGACCGCGCTGACCTGCGCTGGTGGACCAAGAAGCCAGAGGACACGAACGACCTGGAGCTGGCCGGTGCCGTCGTCGCGTACGCGCGGCACATCGAAGAGGCTGGCTCGCAGAAGTTCCGCGAGCAGATGTTCCAGCGTCATGCGCGCATGTACGGCAACGCGGAGATCCTGGGGCTCAAGCCGTGGGAGTTCACCGCGTGGCGAGCGCACGAGACGCGCCTGCAGATGAACGTGATCGCGTCGTGCGTGGACACTGCCACGGCGAAGATCGCAGCCAACCGCCCGGCCCCTCAGTTTCTCACGAACGGCGCTGACTTCGAGCTGCGCCGCAAGGCGCCGAAGCTCAACAAGTTCGGCAAGGGCATGCTCCACCAGTCTCGCAGCTACGAGACCGGGCCGACCATCTTCCGCGACGGCTGCATCTTCGGCACGGGCATCTCCAAGGTCATCGGCGACAAGGACGAGAAGACCATCGGCAATGAGCGCGTGTTCCCGTGGGACATCCTCATCGAGGACCGCGACGGCCACAAGGGCAAGCCGCGCACGCTCACCCAGCGCGCCCACATCGACAAGGCTGTCCTGATCGAAGCGTGGCCACAGCATGCCGACGCCATCGTCCAGGCGTCAGCCAAGGGCGACAAGGGCGACGCGTCAGCCTCGGACCAGGTGGTGGTCTACGAGT